ATTAGCAGTTGGACTTGAGCCCCGCATATAGTAATAGGGTGTCGTAACACTAGCAGGATATCTTATTCCCATTTCAAAGGTATTGTTCCAGTCTGCATCACCAGGTATACTATGTTTCCAACGACCGTTACCGGCAGCGCCAACATTTACTATTCCTTCATCTATGGCATCTTCGATATCTGCATCTAGTGCAGCGACTCTAGCAGGTATTCTTTGTCCAGAAATAAATCCCCATGCATTTAGTTGGGCAGTGGAAAATCCACTGCTGTTCTGTTTGGCATTGTTTACTCCTACTTGTAGATCTATCTGAGCAGGAGTATTTTCATAGAAAACATACTCACAGACCATACCAGGACTACCTAATGTGCCACCGGTAGAGGCATTACCTTCAATTCTTACTCTATAGGTTTGTGTGCTGGAAACGACATCAATTGTTCCTTTCATCGAAATGTGGAATTGACAATTATAGTATAAAGTTGCCGGAGCATCATTTGGCACAGTGAATGTTATGGTGCCAGATTGTGTGCCGTTATTGGTAACGCCAGAATTATAGGCATTACTAGTACCAAGGCTTGAAACTGTTTTGATCCAAAAAGGATGCCCACCGGCACTAATATTGAACGTATATGTACTACCTCGTTTGAGAGTTAGTGTGGGGTTACTTGACCCATTGATAACGTATGCGCCTGATCCGGAGTTAATCACAGTAAATGTTCCGACCTCTGCACCTTCTACACCATAGTAAATTCTTTGAACAGAATTATCTTTTGCACACCACATTATCTTAGGCAAATTAGGAGTTGTTGGGCTTACATTTAAATATTGTGTAGAACCCGCACCAAAGGTGACATATGTGTTTGTGCCTACGTAGATTGTATTATACGTATTGCCTAAAAAATTTATACCAAATGGTAAATTTAAAGTCCAATATCCGTCATCGTTACTGCCAACTGATGGCGTGGTTGATGCGGTAAGTGCTGCGGCGCCTAGCAGACTACTTGCGATACCGGCTACAGAGGCCGATTCAGCACCAGTAGCCACACTGACAGTCACACTCATAGCAAAGGCTGTCAATGGACTAGCAACTTCTTGATATGTTAAAGCTGTGGTGAATGTCAGCGTATATGCCTCGTTCAGTGGTAAGTTGAGCACTTCATTTATTGTTAATTCAACGTTGCCGCCTTCACCGGAACTGGTTGGTCCTTGATTATAGGAAGCGATTATGACCCCAACACTTGTGGCCGCAGTGATACCAATAGATAATGTAGTTACTCCAGCTATCCCACCTGATGCTACATTAGAAAACAGTGTCACAGTGCAAGGACCTTGTACAACTACAGCATAGGTAGCTGCTGGTGCAGTTGTCTCTGTGATATAGGCTTGGCCGCCCTCTTGGCTCCAAGTTCCAGGCCTACTGGTAATATTACCGGCACCTGCTGGTGAAGGACCAGTGGTTGTAATTCTATTGCCGCCTGCCTCTAGATTTAATAAGTCTGCTAACTTGGAATTAGCATTACAAACACCACTAGTACCTAGAAAAGTTGTTGGAGTGGCAGCTGGCGTATACCTAATGCCACGATATGTTACCGCAGTTATATCACTAAGACTCCACGAAGGAGGAAATATACTCATGCCCCAACTATTGTTAACTATAGTAGGATTTCTTCTTCCAGTGTTTACATTTACTGGCTTAGTCGCATGAAATTGTCTAATATAATCATAAACGTAGGGAAAAGTATAATCAAGGTCGTCTCCTGCTAGATAATACAAATTATAGATATTAGAGTCTCTCGCCCAACCTTGTGTGTTACCAGCCACCGTACCAGCAACATGAGTGCTATGGGCGCCAACACCGTATGAGTATGAGCCTGCAGCAGTGCCTTTAACTGCGGGATTATGCTGATACCAATTGTATTGAATAGTTCTAGTGCCTCCAGTGCCATCAGCATTTACTGCAAATTCAGGATGATTCCATACCAAACCGTTTTCGTCACAGACTACTACATCGACATTCCGGCCTGTCTGTGTAAGGGTAATAGTGCCTGTCTGTGCCGCAGTACCAACACCATTGCCTTGACGGCCCGTACCACCCCACCCTACTCGCTGTTCACCTTCGACACAGCGAAGCAAGCCCCAATTTTTATTTGTGCTAGAAGTAGTATTAGACTTATTCCAATCACTGCTGGTTTGTGTAGTTGAATTAATACCAGCTGAAATACCCAGTTCGGCAGGTTCTAACTCTACAGAAATTATTCTAGGATCTTGACGTAATGCGGCTGCTTCCCAATCTGTCATTAGATACACTGTGTTTCTGCTAGTAGGTCTGCGATCAATACAGTCTATAGGCCTTAATAGGTCTAGACCCTGTGGAGTTTTACCATCAGTTTCAAGTTCACTGTAAACTGTATTGAGATCACTACGATCTCGAACAGTTACAATAAATTTCCTGCGTCTAATGTACTCAAGTAATGCCATATCAAGCCTCTAATTGTAGGACTGTACATGTCACAGTAATTGCATTTGCAGATCCGCTTTTATTTTTTACAGCAACATAAAGTTGCGTAGCGCCCGTGCCGTCATTATTAAAACCAATAACGCCGGGGCTCATTAAAATTGTTTGTGCTCCGGTAGTAATCACTTCTGCTATTACGCCTGCTCCGGGACTAGGATCAACCCCTTCGGCCCTGCTAGAGTCTGCTGTTCTAGATGCTCCATCAACATATAATCTAACCCAAGATGCATGAGAAGTTTGAATTTTTAACAAAGCATATGATTTAAATGCAGTCAAAGTAATATCACTTGAGGCTCCATCTGCAATACTAATTGTGCTAGCAGAAATTGAAGTTCTTGATTGTAAAGCACTACCGCCGCCGCCGGTTACAGTGCTAGGTAACCATTTGCTGCTGGCCGTACTCCAAACTAGGCTTTGACCATTTGTTGGAGGAGTAGTTGATGTGTCAACATCTGATAAGGCATCAATACTGGTTACAGAATATGCAGCAGGTATAGATGGTTGATTGCTTAAATCTAAATAATTTCCGCTGGTAGCTACTGTGGCTAATGATGGTCGATTGCTTAAATCTAAATAATTTCCGCTGGTAGCTACTGTGGCTAATGTTGGACCTGTAATGGTGACTCTACCTTCACCATCAGTTGTTGTGGTAATACCGCCAGCGCCTGCAAAACGCAGAGTTTCTCCTGAGAAAATTGTTCTCATGGTAGAATCATCACCGGCTACATTAAATTCAAAATTTTCGCCACCACCACCCCCTCCGCCTCCTCCGCCGCTGGGCACCGGTCCCCATGTTATTTCTTTGGTTCCTGTGGGATCATAATATAACACCTGAGGTCCTGTGTCTTCTCTTATAGGTTCTACATAGAACCCAGCCGCTGAACCGTTGAGAACAGAACCGCTGGCATTGATGATGATCGAATTAGCTGGTTGATTAAGGAAGCCTGCTGAATTTCCTATAGCGATCGAATTGGCGCCTTGAGATGTTGCTCCTGCTCTGAAACCCAGCGCTATCTGCGTTTCGGAAGTTCTTAATCGAGCAGTATTGATATCTCCTAAGATCTGTGATCCTGCAGCATCTATCAACAATGTGGAATCGTGTGCAAATACATTGCCGTTGATAAATGACACATTGATTTCTAGGCTGTCGTTGGTTGGATTGGGTATCAGGACTACTCCTTCGCCGGCCACGAATGTAAATGTATCAGAGTCGTTGTCTGCTTGTATAGGATTAGGATTGCTAGCCACAGCGAAATTTTGGAATCCAAATCTAGTATTTGTGACTGTGACTGCTCCCGTACCCGTGCTTACACTTATTCCGCTGCCTGCTACTAGGCTAGTGACTCCGGTATTAGATATGTTCACAGATCCCGTAGCAGCACTCACACTTATACCGGCGCCGGATCCTGCTAGAGTCGTAACACCCGTATTAGTGAACGTAATGGTATCGGTGGCAGCATCAGTGGTAATATTGATGCCAGTACCATTAAGCAAAATTAAATTATCTGCTGCGTTGTCTGCCTGCACTGTGGCCTGACCAGCCACTAGGATGCTTCTAAACGTATCTTGTTGGACGTTCGGCAAAGAATTCACGAATTCGAAAACACCCGGGGATGGATTATTGATAGTGATTCCTGATCCACCAAATGTGGTCACAGACAATACTCCGGTATTGCTGATAGAAATAGGACCTGTAGATTGATTGACAGAAATCCCTGCCCCTGCAGTTAACCCAGTCACACCGGTATTGGTTATAGATACTGCTCCAACGGCAGACGTATTGATGCTTAGACCGCTGCTGGTAGTTAAACTGGTTACTCCGCTGTTCGCGATGGTCAAGGTGTCTGTGGTATCGTTGGTAGTTAAAGAGATACCAGTACCGGATGCAACAGTTAGTATATCTGTACCTCCAGCATCTGCTACGATATTATTTTGACCTGCTACTGCGATTTCTCTAAAATATTCGTTGTCTAAGACTGAGCCGCCTATGGTCGATCCCGCAGGAAGATTGATCGAGGAACCAGTGGCGGTCAGTATCGCGCTGCCTAGATGAAGGCTAGATCCGCTGAGATATAGATCTTTCCATCGCTTGGCAGCAGATCCTAGATCATAGAATTCAGTATCTCTAGGTATGAGATTGGTGCCTAGATCTGTGAGATCGATCACTGAACCAGGACCCCCTGATACAGTTAGATAAAGTTCAGTGAAGTTATCATTGATAGCCCTGAATGCTTCATCCACGGTGCTCCATACGATAGGAGCAGCACCCGGATTGATAGTTTGTTTTGCCATTATGTTCTTCCCACGGCCACTTCTATAGTGCCGATATGATCTGAATCGTAGTCGACTAGGGCCTTGCCTACGATGGTTCCTGCTCGTGCTTCACTGCCCGAAGATATCGCGACTCCTGGTATGTTTGAAGTTATGATTAGATCTCCTTTGCGTACTTTTCCTACGACCTTGCAGGGAACACGCCCTTGCAATGCGATTAGATTCTTATGTCCAGGGCAGGCATCATACATGACGAAAGCAGCAGAATCTGATACCACTCCCGCCACTTTGGTGTTGCCTTGTTTGCCTTCTACCGTGACTTCTTTGTCTCCTCCGAATACCAATACAGTTCCTACTTCATATTCGCGATCGCCTTCGTAATACTCTGCTAGGTCGGCAGAGTATGTGGCCTGCCATCTGCTTCCACTAGACAGTGACCAAGTCCCAGTCACTGTTCCTGTAGTTGATGAAGCCCCAGCGGTCAGCGCGACAGCCTGTACCGAAGAACATATGATAGGAGCATTGCTGAGACCGTTTTGAGTCCGAAACGTATGACCATCGTTATCGTAGAAACTCCTCTTATCGGTGGCCAGCGATCCGTCGCCTACTAAAATACCCACCTGTCCCAGGAATCCGTGGTACTGTGTATAACCTCCTGTGGCGCTGGTAGTGGTATCTATCGTGACTTTGGTATCGACTAACAGTCTTTCTACAGAAACATTTCTAGCACCAAAATCACCACTGCTGTCTCGTTTAACTAAAGTGCTGACTACGTTGGGGCTTGATTCATCTACGATGGCATAATCACCATCTGCCGTAGAAGTAAATCCGATCCTGCGGAGATATCCAGTCCCGCTGTTGTACTGAGATTTTTTGATAGCGCCACCATCATTTACCACAGTGGTAAATGTCACTGCTGCGGGATCTGCAGTGGTCAATCCGGAATTTCCTACTACGGTTTTAGTGGCTATCTGGGATAGTTTATTGAGGGTGAGTCCATTGTTTTTTACACTGATCCATCCGTTGGTGGCGTCAAACTGCGCGGAATCGAAACTGGCTAATCCTCGATCTGCCTGAGCGATTCCCGTGGCATTGGCTCGGGTAGAAGCAGCCGTCATTGCTAATTTACTCTGAGATATCGCTGCTGATATATTGATATCCGAGTTCGAGATCGATCCTGGGTTGATCTGAGCGTCTACAGTATTAGCCGTGCTGTCGATATTAAAACTGATATCGCCTATCACAGTGGAATTTTGGACTATATTTCCAGCGCCAGTGAATGTCAATATATCCGCAGCACTGACATTGGACAACGAAGCATCCTGGAAATTGGCAAAAGTCATGCTCCGTAGATTGATGCCGTCTAGAGGACTCGTGGCATCCGCAAGATCAGTGATCTTGAAATTGCCTATGCTCATGTTGCCTTTCATAGATAACTGTCCATCTAGGCTCATGAATCCACCCGAGAACGCAGGGATCAATGAAGTTCCCGCTACGATTCCTCCGCCGTGTGTAACACCTAATCTACGATCGATATAGGTTCTCGTAGCGTTTTCGGTAGGTACAGAATCAGTAGCGTTATCCGACATCGACGAATCTATAGAAAATTCTGAGATAGGAACACCTCGCTTGAATCCGATTCCGTCTAGATTGCTCAGCGCGATCGACGCCGCGAATGTCACAGTACCAGTACCTTGGTCGACCCGGAAATATGGACCTACTGAAAAGTTACCGAATTGGTCGGTGGTCACATAGAAAACTCGCCCCACTCCTCGTTCTTGTATCTCTTGTCCAGGATTATAGGAGTTAACCGGCGGTCCATATATTTCGTTGGGGTAATTTGTATCCGAATAAGAACCAGTACCGATGTCTAGCAGATCATGAGAAGTCACCCTAGTCAGGCCGATCCTGATGGTCAATGTTCCCGGTTCGTCTTTAGGAACTGCTCCTTTTAATGCAGGTAGCGCAGTGAAATAGATCACACTGTCAACTAACGGTGGATCGAGTGTTATCGTGGCAAAAGGTTGACCAGTGATATTTTCATCGTTATAGGCTATTAGTTCGTGTTCTACACCTTTCCACACGATCAAAGTATTCAGTACTCTATCTTTCTCATCTCCTCCTAGAGGTACTACTGCGAAGGTAGAATCCCCCGCCGCACCCACGATTTTACCCACGCGATGGACACCACTCTGTGTACCGCTGGTATCTGTTGCCACTGATCCAGGAATAGCCTCTCTAGTGATGGTAAATGTATTTGGACTCAGAACTGTTTTTACGAAAACATGTCCACCGTTGATTATTCCCGTGGGCAACGATCCGTCGGTTTCAATTTTTATGGTGTCCCCAGCGAGAAATCCATGACCTACCAGTGTCACTACAGCAGGGCTGGCTATAGATATAGTACAGATCTGTGAACCTGCAGAGAATGGTTGGCTAGGCCATATAGAAAGATCTACATAATTATAGTTTTCTCTTAGGGTAGTCCTGGCCAAACCCTCTACGAAATATCCCTGTGTGCCAGATTGGCTACCACTGGTAATGATTGCTGTTCCTCTCTTGGTCGCGGAGATACTAAAACTGTCGGCAGTGAATCCATCCGCTAAAACGTAATATATGTCTACCGAATTGACTCCCGTGGGCAGAGAACCGGTAGTGGCCAAGCTGATCTGATAATCCGGTTGGAGACCATGCGCCACTCTAGTGATAATTGCGGGACTAGATATACTGATCGTGCAGGTCCTTTCACCTACGGGATCTTGATACTCTTCAAACTGCAAGATTCTATAGACCGTGGGCGATTCTCGAAGCACCATGCCTGTAGATGGTCGCACAGCCACATCTACTACATCACCGGTAAGAACTGTCTGCGCATTCTGTCTAACAGTGACCCGGGTTCCATCGGGAACTGTTGCTGCTAGCCCTTCTACTCCCGCCCCCTCAGAACTCTGCAAACTCAGTTTAGCCACTCCAGGAGGTAGATCTCCGCCGAATTCGCTAGTGGCTATAGGATATCTATAGATGCTGCCTAGCCCATGATCGATTTCTAATTCTCCTCGATCCAGAGGAGCATATACTAGATTGTCTACGTAGATTATCAATCCGTTGACAGTATTGGCATATGTCGGGCTGGGGAAATATACATCAGCACCCTGGGCCAGATCATAATATAGTGTGACCGGGGTAGGAACTTCTAGAGGATCCGCACCTTCTGCGACCAGGGCGAAATTTCCGTGTGCGCTAGAGCCTCCCACTGACCGGATCTGTCCTCCATTGACCGCATAGTAAGAAATATGGCAGTAGTAGGTGAACATAGAAACGCATTCTGCCAATCCGCCATTCTGTGTAACTATACCGTAACCTAGATCATTGATCTGTGTAAAGTCATTCGACAACATAGATCTGTTACCTGGCATCAACACCTCATAGATGTTGGCATTATCGTCCACGAACTCTATGGTTGCCTGCTGTATGTCGATTTTTTCTGCCAGCAAGGCAGTTCGCGCATTTTTGCTTAAAGTTGTATATGCATAAGCATCTAGATCTGGAAGTACCTCGGCTGCCGCGGCACCTACGCCATTCGCTACTATATCTGAAGTTTCCAGTAATAATGTTTCGATCAGATTTTGCACGGTTACATCGCTCACAGCGCCTGAAATTCGTGAAGTAACGCTGTAAGTGACTGCGGGCGGAAGATCTAATATAACCTGTTTGCAAAGATATCTAATATAATCTATAGCATCTGCAGTTTCCGATAACTGTCCCGAGGGTATCTGTAAAACGATAGCATCTCCTACTCCATTATAATATCTAATCCCCGCGTCTCTGGTCTGGCTGTTACCCCCATATGTAATGTCATAGATCAATGCTTCTACGATAAATCGTGTATCTCTAGCACAGGTAGTAGTATTATAAGTCAAAGAGGGATAGGTAGCAGTAACATAACCCACAACTTCATCTGCGATATAGTTTAAATTAGCAAGTAACAGACTTTTGGCATTAATGATATTGCTAGTCAATCCCGGAGGATTGGTAAAAGATAATGCTGGTGCAAATGTAACCCCGTTCCTTACGATGTTGTCTAATACCAATTGGCTAGTTTCTGCCACCGACTGTGCGCTTGGATACAATGCAAGATAATCTATAGCGAGATCGTGTGCATAAGAAATCGCTCTGGCAGTGAGATCCAATTGATCAACAATCACCACGGCCGCATTGGCCTGCCTGTAGGTCAGGCCTGCTTTGCGCATATGGTAGTTAGTACCGAGCACGATGTCATAACCCAGGCCGTCGATGATCAATCCTACATCTCTGTAACAGATATCGTCATCGTATGAAAATATACCGAATGGCCAGGGTGTGGCTTCGTCTAGAACGAATGATGCTGTAGATCCAGCCACATTGAAAGTAAAATCTCTAACATAGTTGATTCTATAAACTGTGTCTTGTACGATGAAAGATGCCGGCAGTTGGGGAAATCTATCCAGTCCTTCTACTAACAAGAAACTGTTATCTTCCACGGTACCGTTTCCAGCGACTGGAAATCCGTTGTAATTGAAGACTGTTCCTATATTATTATCTGTGGCCCCTAGTGATGTAAAAGTGGTGCTGCCGGGAGTCTTGATAGTATAGGATCTTCCTGCGAGCATAGCAGCGACAGCGATCTCTCTCTTACCAACTAATTCAAATTTTATGTTTCCAGTAAATCCATCGATGTATTGTCCGCCAGCGAATGTCTGTCTGCCTGTGCTCTTGGAAAAACTGGCGCATTCTTGGGCATAAGGAGACTTGGCCAATATCTGCCCCGTAGGGTCCAAGACCATCATGAATCCGCCATGTCCTTGACCAGTGATGGCCTGTAACCGTACGCTGTCGTTGCACAAGAACATATCCATCTGATCGTTGTTCTTGGGTGTGTTTACAGATCCAAATCCCGGACCAGATTCGTCGATAACGTCTATGATGACATTGATCAGCGCACCGATCACTCCGCCGTTGTTATAGGCCGTGCCGCCGCTAGTGTATGTACCTAGCGTAGTACCATCTACGGTATCTGTCAATGCTGCATCGTTGAACAATCTAAAAGAAGTACTATCCACTACCGAAACGAAATAATCATTGCCGTTAAGTTCAGTCATACCGCCTACTGCATCGATGATCACATTATCACCATTGATTAGACCGTGTGGAGTGGCGGAAGTGATTATCACAGGATCAAAATTACCGGCACCTGCGATATTGAAAGAAGTACCGCCTGTGCCAACCTCTGCGATGAATGCTCCATCTATTACCTGTAAAAAAGTTTCTTGATATAACTCTGTGATTTCAATATTGCGTATCACAGCCTGCGCCAGGACTCCTAGTCGTCTGATCGCCGCTACAGTTTCGTCTAACTGCGCTCCGATAGCGATCAATCCGCTGGCATTAGAATAATATTTTAATGCGGCGCTGACCGTTCTATCCGATCTACCATAGCGTAGATCGAACACCATAGCATCGATCAAAAGACCTACATCCCTTTCGCAGAGGTTCCTATTATAGTCAAAGGCCGCTACGAAAGGAGCAATATTATTAGTAATCTGATAGTCGATCCACCCTATGACTTCTTTTTGTAGAAAAGATCTATTTAAAACTAATAATTGTGCCGCTGATCTATAGGCTCCTCTGTTATTGATCAAAGGATATACCGGATCTGCCGAATCTGTGAGATAATGATATCCGAATAATCTATCAGTCAGCGAGATCTGGTCAGTACCATCTTCGCCTATGGTTAGATCTCTGCGGAATTTTAGAAAAGCCCAGGGGCTAGAACTTATACCTGGTTTCGGTCGGATGATACAACGTCTAAATTCGTCTCCCACGATAGAAGTGTTCTGGGGAATTCTTAATGGAAGATTTTCTTCGTAGATGCCACTTTCTACTAACACTGTTATCTGTGTTTGTCTAGATACATCGCCATAAGATATAACTTCTCCGATCTGGAAAGCGCCAAACTTGATATCTACGTCAAATATTTCTCGACCACCGCTGTCTAGTTCTCCGCTATGTGCTAGTATCTGTGCTAAAGCACCTGAAGTTTCTCCTCTTAGAAATAATCCTTCTCTGAGGTCTCTAGTGCGTATCGCTTCGGGTGTGCTAGTGGATACATCGCCGGTAAAGTCTGTTCGTTGACCATTAGTTTCGATTAGGAATCTAGGAAGGCTGACCTGTACTGCAGGAAGGCTGGTAAAACCAGTACCGGAGTCGTCTATGGTTATGCTGACCACCGATCCTCCGACGACATCTGCGGTACCGAATGCCCCAGTTCCCCCGCCACCGACGATACGAACAGAAACTAGGCCATACCCGCTACCTCCGTTTCCTGGTAATACCTGTACATTGTTAACCTTATAGGTGATATCGAATTTCACCCGGTCTGCAATATCCGGATGTGGTATAGGACTATTATCAGTGGTGTCTACGTTTGTAGACCCCGGTAATGCTGTATAGACTCCGGAACTTAATTGTCTAACAGTGATTATTCCTCCGGGTGTTGCTGTTGTTGAAAGTACCTGGTATCTGGCAGGTTCTATGAACGTTCCTCCTGCCACGGTGATGATATCACCTACTAGATAGTTCACTCCTGGATAAACGACGGAAATTGAATCTACGCTCATCAGCACCTGTCCGCTGAATCCGCTACCGGCACTAGGAGCATCGTCGATAACTTCTAGAGTACAGTCATTGGCACCATTGTCGTATGTTAGAACTTTTTTGTATGGCCCTATCTCTAATCTAGATTCGAGCATGATTTCTTCTGCTCGTTTTAATGCCGCTTCTAGTGTGCGATAAGCATAGGCCAGAGCCCTACCTTGGAATTCTAAAGCGATTCCTGGGCGATCATCTTCTCCGCTGGTAGCCACATATAGGTTCACGGCGCTGCCGAATGCAGAGTTATCTACATATCTTTTAGTGGCTGCGACCAATCCTCCGAAGACTTCGTCGTCATCGGGAACGGGATCACGAGCCAATACCAATGGCCCGGTCATGCGTCCAAAACTGGTATCGTTCAATCCAGTTCGTGGGTCTATGGCCTCCGTACCTGCTATACTGAGTTTGGTATCTACATAACCTTTGCTGGTTGCTTCATGCTCGAATATTGGAAATAGAGGATCATTGGTCGTCCCTAGATCGATGATCCTATGCTGAAAACCTCCTGACTTGGTACTGAGATCTCCCCCTAGTTGTGGACTAGGATCTCCCACAACCTGCGAAAATTCAGAACTGATGGATATTTCATTAGGGTCAGTGGTAAAATCTATGCTTATTCCTTCGCCCGGCACTATTTTTTTGAACTGTAGACCGGACTCGGTATTGTTGACCGTGAGCACAGGAGTGTTTCCGGACTCGGAATCATTCTGCCCAACGTATGCGCCGGGAGTATCATCTAGGCCAATAAATGTAAGTCTTTCTCCAAGACCCAATGAACTATATAATTCACGGAAGTTATCGTTAACTTTGCGGAAGGAATCGCGAATACTATCGCCGGTACCATCGTTGCCTACTGTACCTATATCAATGATTTTACGTGCCATATTTTACCCTAGTAAATGGTTATCGTATATTTATTAAAGAATTTTATAAGCCGAATGTAAATACTTGATGTTCTTAAAAAAGAAAACCGTCGATAATCAATATTCTAGATTCAGTAAACTAGGTGTCGCACATCGTTATCTACGGAAAAAAGTCGTAGCGATATTCCGTTGTGATAACTGCGATGAACTGTTTGAAAGAGATTTGAAAAAGATCGATCACAGGAGGCTCAGCAATAATTATTTCCATTGCTGCAATAATTGTGATGCTAAGAGATTCGCCCAGCGCAAGGGTGTTGAACGTAAAAAAATCTGGGACATGCCTGCCAGTATAGATTGGCCAGTGGGAAAATTTTAAACTCGAAAACTTTCACCACAGCCGCAGCGATCCTTTTCCTGCGGATTGATGAACTCAAAACCTTCGTTAAGGCCCCGTTTTTGCCAATCCATGATTATACCATCGATATAGACAAGACTTTTGGGATCCACGAAAATATCTACATCATGGCTAGTGAATTTTAAGTCGTTGGATGATTCTTTATCTACGAATTCTAACACATAGGCAAGACCAGAACATCCTGTAGTTTTAACACCTAGACGGATACCAAGGCCTTGCCCTCTGCGTTCTAGATTAGTTTTGACCTTAGTGGCTGCTAGTTCTGTCAGTGTTACCATAGAGCAAATTTGCTAGACTACGTAATTGCTGTTCGCTACGAGAAATTTCTAGTTGGTTAGTGGGTACGCAGTCTGCTTTGTACCCCATGCGTCTATACTGTTCTGCTTGGACGCGGCAAGGTTCGTAGGTTTGAAAAACAGTATCTACTCTACCTAAATCTGCAGGAGCAACGACTAATGCCCAATACATGATGAGGTGTTCCATTGTTAATTCGCCTCTGAATGTTTTTTCTTATAGTCTTCTATCGCAGCCTTGATGGCGTCTTCCGCGAGGATCGAGCAATGGATCTTGACAGGCGGTAGAGCAAGTTCTTTGGCAATCTCCGTGTTTCGAATAGTACCAGCTTCCTCAAGAGTTTTACCTTTGACCCACTCCGTAACCAGCGAACTGCTCGCGATCGCTGAACCACATCCATACGTCTTAAAACGTGCATCGGATATAATGCCATTTTCGTTGACCTTTATCTGCAGTTTCATCACGTCTCCGCATGCTGGCGCTCCCACCATTCCTGTACCAACATCTTCATCGTTCTTATCAAATGAACCTACGTTGCGTGGATTTTCATAATGATCAATAACCTTATCGCTGTATGCCATTTATTACTCCTGCGGTTTTTTCGCCAGCATGTTTTGAATTTTTTCTTGGATCATTTTAGCCCAGAATGGCTGTGGAAAATTCCAACCAATGAATGCCCCTACTGCTATCCAAAATAGTATATCTAACATTTTACGCTCCTTGTAGTCTAATGTCAACTGTGTCCCAGTTGATGATACGCCAAATATTGTTAAGGTATTTAACTTTGTCCTGTTGATAATCAAGAGCCCAAGCATGCTCCCACCAGTCTATCAACAGAGCAATCTTCATGTTCTTCTTATACTCGTGATTGCGTATAGTTTTTATTTCTCCGGTGGTATCCATATATAGCCACCCGCTACCTTGAATTGACATAACAGTTTTTTCAATTTCGTCTTTAAACTCGTCAAAACTTCCCCATTTATTTTCTATCAAAGACTTACTGAGCCCCGTTGGTTTATTAGCAGCTCTGGGAGGGGTCAAGTTAGCAAAGAAAATATTGTGCAGAACAGCACCGCCATAATTAAAATCTGGATCACCTTCGCCTTTATTATAACGCTCTGAATACTTGGCAGCCAGTCCATCATAGTGATACTTAATAGTATCTTCGCTCATAACCGGAGCCAGTTCACTTTTACCAAATTTTAGTTTTTCTTGGTAGATTTCTCTGCGATCTGTGCTTTCGGTCAGACTTTTAATAAAATGTAGCATGACTGTATTTACCGTGGTAAATAACCTACAAGGAGATTTAACCATGGAAATCTTATTAGCAATCGCAGCAGCAGTAGTCGTTGGCGCCCTTATCTATTTCAACAGAAATTCTAAAGGTTTAGACGTTAACAACGACGGTAAAGTTGACGCCGATGATGTCAAAGCCGCTGTACAAAATGCAGTTAGCGGTGTACAGACCACTGCTGATGTGAACAAAGACGGTAAAGTCGATGCGTCAGATGTTTCTGTAGTTGTTGAAAAAGCTAAAACAGAAGTTAAAAAGGCTGCTACAAAAGCCAAAACTGCTGCTAAGAAAGCAACGACTCGTGGTCGCAAGCCAGCGGCAAAGAAATAATCCTTTTAGCTTCTTCGTAGAGGGCAAAGCTGGCAAGATTTTTGCCCTTGGCCTCTACCATAATATCGGCCCATTCGCCGTGTTCTAATGCCCATTTGTTGCAGGCAGTGTTCCACATAAAATCGCTGTGAGCACGGAGTTTGGCTTTTTTGTGTCCTTGTTCTAGTAACGTCCGAAGATCGGGGCGTTGGTGTCCGGGATGGTCAGTAAGATGCTCTTCCCGTGACACACTATAATGTATGACAGGACGCACACCGCGCCAACTGTCAATAATCCTTTTAACACGGTCGTCTTCCGCATTGATATATTCTCCTGTGTGTATCCAATGATGGTGTATGTCTAACACTAAAGCACAGTGTTCTACCAGTTCCAGACTGGCATCGGTGCCCCATGTAATCTCATCGTTTTCGATGGTCAGTGTATTGCGAGCTTCTGGAGTCATACGAGCCAGCGCAGCAACGATTCCCATTGGACCTTGTCTGCCTGCGATGTGGACGTTGATTTTAAAGTCTTGAAACGTCTTGCCATATCCCATCCAGCGAGCCATATCCACATGATATTCAAACTCCTCTATGCTTCTATTTACAATATCTGGATTATCAGAAGCAAGCACAGTAAACTGGCCAGGATGAAAACTAAGGCGAACACCTTTCTCGCGAGCAAGATCTCCCACTCGTCCAAATTCTCTTTGGCAATAGGCTCTGACATCGGCAGTCCGCCAAAACCAGCTCCAAGTTGGCTCAGTGTACACAGGAAGGATATCGCTGCTGAGTCGTACCATTCTAAGATTTTCATCTAATGCTCCTACTCGTTCTACAAGGAGGCGTGTAGATTCAATGTTCTGTTGCATCAATGACCATAGTTTTTCTACAGCCACGTCCTTGGTCTGTCTATTTAACCAAGCGACAGTAGTAGAACCTGTGTTGTATTTTTTACAGTCGTCCTTGGGTTTGATTCCATCAACCTGTCCGGGATAGTCGATCCATTTGCAGGCGAAACCGATACGTTTAGTCATAGTATTATTATATTATGATCAACGCCAGTTGTCAACAACATATGGATCTTTTATATCATGGGGATTTGGATCTCCATGAAATACACATATCGAACAATCTCTAGGTATCGGAGCATTCCTTATAGATTTGAATGTTCGCTGAATTCCCGAATATAAAATTTCACTGCGATCTCTGACTTCCCACTTGTAACTAAGTATCCATCGATCCGGCCAAAAGGTAATGCGAGATTTGGCTACCTGCCAGATCCAATCTTGATCCCCGTGTAATCTTTGGGCTTTTTTTGGATCAGTTTTAAAGGTAGTAAAAATATCGGGATGTAGTCCTGCTGGCCAACTCATCACCGAACTATTGAGGATATTCCAATTAGGATTGAATTTTCTATTGAAATCTCTGATTCCCATAAAGCGTTTTTCTTGACCAACGACTAATCTATTGATGTTATCATGTATGATAACATCGAGATCCATATATAATACTCTGCCTTTCAACTCTAGATTGGGATCGAACATATGAACCTTGTGCCACCAACCTTTAGTGTAACCTTCGTTGGGTCTAATTATAGATCTCACACCTTCGATCGGATGTTGGTCATCTGTGAGGCAGCAGAACTCATATGGTATCGTTAAGTGCCTAGCGACCATGTTACGCAATTTTTCTACATACTCCGGACCATATTTGTTGCCGAATCTCACGCAGAGCACAGTGATAAAATCCGTAGGGTCTGTTGGGATAGGTTCGGCTTCTGGATATACGAAATCAGGAGGCAATTCTCCTGTACTTTTATAATGTTTCCATTGCTGCTTGTTAAGGATTTCTTTAAGAAGACCTCTATCGTGTTCCATTTATATTTTTACTATTTTATCAATTTCTAGCAATTTTTCTAAAATCTCATAGAGATTTTTTATATTGACCATGTTAGGACCATCTGAAGGAGCACGATCAGGATCCTCATGCACTTCCATGAACACTCCTGCTACACAGCCCGTGGCTACAGCAGCCCTCGCCAGGTAGGGCACCATTTCGCGATCTCCGCCTGATTTCGTTCCCATTCCTCCAGGCTGCTGTACAGAATGTGTGGCATCAAAGACCACCGGATACCCGGTGCTTGCCATAATGGGTAGACTACGCATATCCACAACCAAGTTATTGTATCCATGAGTGTAACCTCTTTCGCATAACATTATCCTTTCATTGCCAGTGGAGGCGATTTTTTCAGCAACGTTCTTCATATCGTGAGGTGCGAGAAACTGGCCTTTCTTTACGTTAATGGCGCATCCGGTCTTGCCCGCAGCCAGCAATAGGTCAGTCTGCCGGCACAGGAAAGCGGGAATCTGTAGAACATCAACACCTGCGGCAGCGACTTCTGTAGCCTGATTTGTTTCGTGTATGTCTGTTAAAATTGATAGATCAAATTTCTTTTTTACATCATTTAATATCTGCAGTCCTCGATCGATACCTACGCCTCTTTTGGTATCGATGCTGGATCTATTAGCTTTGTCGAAACTGCTTTTGTATATGAGATCTATGTCTAGTTCGTCGCAGATTTCTTTGATAGATCCTGCGAGATGTTGAGCATGAGTGTCTGATTCTATTTGACATGGGCCTGCGATGAGGAAAATTTTATTCTCATTGCTGGCCACTGTTTTGCCAATATTAAAGTTTTTCATATAATAATTTAACCAATTTTTTAGCTGTGGCTGGACTTATGGTCCACCCTAGATGACCATGTCCAGTGTGATAAAATATTTTAGGTTCTCGTGAGCTCTGCCGGACTATGGGCATCATGTTTGGAGTCATAGGTCTCAGGCAGGCCCAACTGGAATATTGAGAGGTGTTGATCTCGGGGAAATTTTCATGGACCCATCTCAACAGGGGTTCGATCCTGGATCTCCGTATATCGTAATTCTCACCACAGAGCTCCGCAGTGCCTGCTACTCGCAATCTACGACCTAGTTTCGCCGTGACGATCTTGGCTTCATCGTCTAACAGGCTGACTGATGGGGCATGTTCAAGACTCTGGTCATCGAGCTCAATGGTTATGCTGTAGCCTTTGACAGGATAGATAGGCAGATCATCACCGACCATTCTAGCGGACTTTACGCTGCCTACACCATTGGAGACTACCACCGCATCATAGTAGGCTTTCAATTCCTGTAGATCTTCTACTTTGACGTTGAACTGGAATTCTACCTGATATTTTTCTGTCATAGTTTCTGAGAGATCGTAGCAGAATTTATGTATATCGCCAGTCCAATCACTGGCAGTCCATGCTCCTCCTATGATACCGGAACTGGATTTCAGTGCGGGTTCTATGTCTATGATCTTCTCGAGATCTACGATATCCCATTCGCTGCCGTTGGTTTCGTAGAGGCCTTTGATGTCAACAGCGGCGTCAAAATATCGTTGATTTTTATAAAAGTGCAAGATACCACAGTAACTCTGATCGAACTCTAGCCCTTCCGATTGGATGATATCTTTGTACAATGATCTAGCTTCTAGACCTAGATTGATAGTATCTATGGTGTTCTGTCTCTGAGAACCATTCAGCGTGTGCCATAGGAATCGCATCAGCCATGCATATTTGTCTAGATCTAGATCAGGACGTATCAAGAGAGGAGCATCTTGAGTAAACATCCATTTGAATCCCTTAGCGACGTTGGCCCAAGTATTCCAAGTTTCTGAATTAGATACAGATATTTGACCTCCGTTGGCATAGCTAGTACGCATCGCAGGATATGGTTCTTGATCGTAGACTGTTACTTCGTGACCATCTTTTGCCAGGTAGTAGGCGGCAGTTATTCCTGTGATACCAGCACCAACTACGGCTATCTTCATCCTAACAACTCTTCATTCCAACATCTATGACCTTCTCGGAAAGCCATGTTGCTCTGAGTTTCTCTCACTTCTACGCGGAAACACCAAAGTCTTTCTGCTTCTCCTGCCCCCCACATATCGGGGATATAAACACCGTTGACATATTTGTACAGCATGTCTGCCAAACCTTCGCACCCTAGTCGAGGAAGTATAGTAAGTTTGGCCATTTTCTTTTCTTGCAGAAGTTTAAATGTTTCGAGTTCAGGATCGTCTTCAGCCACAAGAAGCGTATGGTCAAACTGATCTTCGAGGATACCTTTTAATTCTTTGAGTCCGCCATAGTCAGCAGCCCAATTACGTACATCGAGGTCGTCGGTTCCGAAATTAAACTTCATCGAAAAACTGTAACCGTGTATCAGATTGCAGTGACTATCGGCACGCCATTGTCGATAAGCACAGGGAAATGAATCGTGATATTCTTTGGTGCTGACATATTTGTATGTCACTGGTTGGAAATTTGCCATCTCTAGTCTCCTTTATAAATGAGCAAGTTTGATGACATGCAGAATTTATAAAGCGGGGTGAATGCCATTGAAGACCGCTGATGAATTATTATAAGATGTATTGAATGCTGTGTCAATATTTATAGGTATTAACTGAACGTTATTTTTTTGCCAATCTTTCGGGATAGACCATTCTCTAAAATTATAGATGTTAAAAATAGTATCGGGAAAATAATGGAAGACCTGTCCTATTTGATAAACCCAATAGGCTGGATCAACCGGAGACGAATTTATTCCAGCATAATTAGCAGTGCCCTTGTAAATATTGTTTACTCGATCTTCCCTGGCATAGAGATCAAACCCTATCATAGAAACCTCCCGATGCTCTAATAATGCAGCCAATAACACAGCGTAACAACCACTCCCCCAATGTATAGGTTGGTCGTGTCTACGATCTCCTTTGTATGGAAGATCGGGCAGTAGGCTTATATTTTTATTTTTGCGTATCTTCCGGAAATAATGATACCATAGATCCCGGACATAGATAGTAGTATTGATTGTGTTTGGATTTTCGACGGCTTCTCGCACCATGCGTTGATCGCAACAGATGAGATGATCTACTTGAAACTCTCTGTGTATGGCATTGCAACCAATTAATGTGTGATTTTGAAAACTACTGATATCAATGTTGCGACGGCTTTCGCCGTTCCCTATCGCTAGGGCCTGCATATTAACCTCTTTCTTTGATTTCGCCGAAGGGATACCAGGCACCTGGGCTGCCTGCTCTCAGACAAACCCAACCAATTCCAGCACCGACTCTTGGAGAACTATTCCATACGATATCGCCCATTGCATGTGTGCCTTCACTGGGAGGTGCTGCTCCATATGTTTGGAGATGATTGGCGAACCTCACTGATCCTGCCACATGTAAATCTACTGTGGGATCTGGATTCTTAACGCCTATAGATAATTTACCATTGATAGAAACCTGTATGGGATTTCTGGAAAAATTACCTAATAGGATGTTTCCATTGGCGCCGATATTGATTCTAGTGGTATTATCCGTGACGATATCAAAATCAGTAGATGCATAAGTGCCAACCATACCATGAAATTCGTCGTTGGTCCCCAGCATCACTTCTATGGCATTTTCAGCCACAGATAAGGCAGCATTAGGAGCCTCTGTTCCGATGCCCAATCGATCAGTGGCGGCATTGTAGATAAGATATTGATTGATACTGACAGAACCGTCGACGATCAAACCTTTTAATCGTCCGACCTGTTGTAGATTGCTTTTTACTACGTTAGGACCCAGTTCTTTTTCATCTAATACTTTTACATTTCCTATGCTTAGAGATTTGCCTTTGTTTAGATCGATGCTTTCAGAACTGAAAAATTTGTCTGGATTGGCGGCAAAAATGAATTGTTTGGTGTATCCATCACCGCTCCAGATAACACCCTTACCATTGTTATTCTCGCCTTTTTTGGCTCTAAACTCTAGAAATTGTGTTACTTCTTGCGCTACGGGCTGGTGTGCGGCAGCCGCCAGATCTTTGATTATTTTATTGAGATCTGTCAAGGATTGATCGAGATTGGTATTGTTCATACCAGTATTTATCAATCCTTAAAATAATCATTATTGTACTTTCAACAGCACAGTGTCTTCGTTGATGCGTCCGTTGAGTTTGATATCTACGGCTTTGATATCTTCTAGGAACCGTCGTAGAGCCACTTTGCCCGCGGCCTTGAACTCTTTGAGTTGCTCTTCGGGCCTGCGCAGATTTTTCTGTTTGCTGAGATTAGCATCGAAATTGACGATAGATGTGCCCTTGACCGTTAATTCTTGGTACTCTGCGGCTACATATTTGCCTAGTTTGCGGGTTTTGGTGTTGTAGATCCACAGTTCTTTGCTGCCTACGATCTCTGTGGGATTCACGGAAACTAGTTTCATAGGCTCGTTGCTCTTGCAGTATTTGAGTTTGGCTACGATTTTCTCGGTGGGCACAGCCTTGCGGACCCGAGGTTTTTTATTGACCTTGGCTTCCTGCATCAACATTTCGCAGGCTGTGGTGATTTCTTGATAGAATTCGATGATTTTCTTGATGTTTTTCTTAGAGATATGAGCATAGCCCTCTTTGAGTTGTGGACACGACCCTTCTAGGACTTCTTCGTATTCTGCTAACTGCGAAGCATAGATATCGCGGATAATACGAGCGTGTGCGGCTTTGGCCTGCTTGCCTTTGAGCAGATTCAGCACTTTGAACTGTTTAGGATTGAAATTTTCATAATCTCGGCTGAAACTATCCAGCGCCTCTTCGATTTCGTCTGTCATGGCATATGATGCTTCTCGCAAGCGATCCTGGATAGAGATCTGCGGAACCGCGGGCCTGTTGTCTACGACTTCGAGTTCGTAGTCATTCTTGCCTGCTTCTAGGATTTCTGTGATCTGATTGCCTAACCAAAGCGCGGTATTCTTGCCATTGTTGAAATCACTGCGTACCGGTGGCATGCCACGATTGAGATTGGCTGCGATAGCACCTGTGGTATTGTTACAGCGGTGATCTTTAGTATCTTTAAAGGCCTTGATCTGGTCCTTGGTATAGCCGTTTGTGCCCATCCAATTGATCACTTCGGGCTTGAGATCCTTGTTAGACTTTTCCAAACGATAATAGTCCATGCTGTCTTTGAAAAACTTTAGAAACTGATCGGTAGTCCAAGTTTCCTGTCCATCCCATTTCGGACTGAGATCACGCACTCGTTTTTCGCGATGTACGGTTTTCAATGCGGCGATGGAATTTTTACGATTGGATTTGCCAGCCATTTAGATCTGCTCCTTGTCTAGTTAATATAATAATTATACTGCCTGGCTAGGCATTTGTCAATCGATCCACTTCTTCGTAGTCCCCGTCTCCGGTTTCTCGGCAGATCCAAACTTCGTCTGCGCCCTCGTTCAAGGTTTTTTTGGCTAGTGCCTGTGCTTCTTTACGGCTTTTGGTAGTGTCTACCAATTCTTCATGTCCATCTGTGTCGGACCAGACCTCGTATAGTTCCCAGGTCATTTTGTTTCACTTATCTCCTATTCAAAGTTTTGCCAATCTCCATCGGGCGCCACCGCCCAACCAAGACGCTGGAGATCTGTCCGGATCTCGTCGGTGATGCAACCTTCGCCTACATATCTTTTAGTTATGTCTAATCTAGCTAATTGTTCTTCGGTATAGTCTTTGGTGTCGGCATAGAAGGTATCTCGGATACCAGAGCAATACCAATCGATGTAATCTCCTTCTTGCCGCATGTCCGCGACGATGCCTCCGGCATAGCGCCAGGAGCAAGACCATTCTTCTCCTTTTAGCACGGGGATCACTTCCAGTTTAATGAAACCGTTATTACACATAGCCGCATACAAATTCTGTGCGTAGGCTTCGTCGGCACGGACCTTGGCTAGGATCCAATCTGTGGTAACCAAATCCCACTCCATATTCTGTTCTTTGCTTTGAGGATCGTCCCATTTGCAATTGTGATCCTCGATGATCTTGGCGAACATATCGAGATAATCGTCGTTGACAGGCTCGCCTTTTTCAGCCTGGCGCTTCTCATAGCCCTCTCGTTGGAAGGTATGCCGATCTGGGCTTTTACTGGGAGTCATTCTTCTGTGCTTTCTCGAAAGTTTCTACATCGTTGACCGCAGATCGGATAGTCTCTGCGTAGTTGAGAGCCTGCTGCTTGGTCATAGCGATAGTGGTTTCGCATTTGACGTAACCTTTGGTCC